GGGCCTTTGGAAGCCATCGGATTATCTTTAAGTCCATCGGTTGATACGAGAGAATAATCAGGCTTGTCTTCGCCGCCCCCCCTCGTAAGCCCTAGAGCCTTACCAAGTTCACCACCTGCAAAGCTCCCCATTAACCCACCCAGGATAGCGCCTGCCGCTGCGCCTACCGGACCACCACCAACCGTAGCGCCTATCTGTGCACCCAATGCAGCACCACCAGCAGCGCCTAATCCCTTAGAACCGGCTATACCAAGACCCTCACCCTGTAGCAAGGAGATAGCCCCAGCTATGCCACCACCGTACAAGGCAGCGGTTCCAGGGGCTAGAGGAACTCCTCTGGCTGCTACGGTAGAGCCAGCTTCTGCACCACCACCTGCCGTACCACCGAACCCTGCCGGTGCGCCAAATGCGGCCTGGCCTGTCCCTTCAAGCCCACCATGAAGACCGCCGAATTGCCCTAATTGACTTGCTCCGACTCCAGGCGTAACTGCTCCGGCTAATGTGCCAGTAGACCCAGCACCAAAACCTAACGTTGCACCCGGAGTTAATGCTGCTGTCCCACCTGTCGTCACACCCATGAGGTTTGCACCCATAACTTCAGGAGCCGTGTTAATCCCTAGCGCAGCCGCTCCGCCTGCCACCGCTCCGCCACCAAATAGACTGTTGACAGAATCACTCAGCCCCTCAATGAATCCAGGCTCCCCGGCCTCTGCTGGTAAACCAGCTCCAGCACTACCACCTGTTAATATATCCAGTAGCCCGGTTTGGGAAACGGCATCAGCCAAGTTCCTGTTTGACAGTAGGGCATTCTGACCCAACGAAAGGTCAGCCATGTTCTCGCCCATGCTTAAATTGATATCAGCTAATGTCCTACCCTGCTGAGTATTAACATTAGCTAAGTTTGTCCCTTCAGTGATATTCGCCTGAGACATAACATTAGCCGCATTCTGACCACCCTGAATAAGAGGCAGACGACGGTTTAATGCACTGTCAAGAGCCGTTGACGCCTGACCTTGACCATAATCGGTTAAGGCGTTCAGTCGTGCACTTGAGTTTAGAAGATTATTACTTTCTAATGCTCTGTTGGTAGCCTCTAACCCTTGCTCATATTGGAACTTAACTCCGGGCACATTCAGAATCTGATCAGGGTTCTGGAGAATTGATTCAAACTCTGACAGAGCGGCAAGACCAGAATCATAAAACGGCTGCTGAGTCTCAACTGCTCGACCCGTAGCATCACGAATGGCCTGATTCGCTGTGTCACCGCCTGCCGTTACAGCACCTATAGCCTTATCACCAAAGTTTTGAATATCTCCTCTGGCTTGATTGAAGCCCTGATTTATCTGTGTAATCCTGTCCTGCTCAGCATTTCGCAACTGCTGATTGTTGTAGATATCAGCGCCGGTCCCGACAACATTCTGCAACCCCTGAGATGCCGTGTTCTGGAAAATATTCTGAGCTAAACCGACGGCTCCTGAAGTTAGTAACTCTGTTAGGGTTCCCATTAGTTTTGCACGTCCTCTAATTAGTTTAAGATAGCCACATAATCGATATATAGGTCATGGGCTGGAACACCAGATATTCCATGATAAAAGCTAATCTGCGCTGCCCCACCAGAAATATAATTAGTATCGTCAGGGATTAATACTGTTCTGTAGTTGTTTGTGGTTGTTGAAGACATTCTTATGAAAATATCATCACCACCAGTATAATTTTTAAGCCTTACCGTCACTTCATGGGAAGATGACCCAGTGTACCGTGCGTTAAGCAAGATCCCCCTTATGCTTGTCACACCAGTAAAATCACATTCGAGATCCATTCCTGGCGTCCCTGCCAACTCTGGGAGATTATATTCATTCCCATCATTAAGCGTCTGTAGATCAGTAATCGTCCCTACCGGCGTTCCACCTGTGACGACTGTTAACGACGATGGGACAGAATAGGTATAATTATCTGCCTTTTCTGTCCTTACCCATTCCCAGAACAGGTACAACCAGTTCCAGAAGAACCCTTTGGCTTCGTTGAATTTAGGTGGTCCAGGGTTATCACTCACAGCCCTTCTCTTATCTCAAAATCAAGGTTGTAAACCTGCACTCTGGTTGTTGTTGCGTCTGTTGGCACTGTGACTTCCACTCTTCTCTTAATGAAGGAACCAGCCCTTGCTAATGTGTTTGATGCACCAGCGATTGATACATGACGATCCAATAACTCTATGTCATGCGTTGGCAATCCGGCAGAATTGATTTCACCGTTATCGTAAAATCTCAACTGCGCTGTTTGCGTTGTTTCTTCTGTTTCAGCATGAGTTACAAAGGAATCTAGGCTTACATTTGACATGAATTTATATTTATTTGATCCGAAATCCTGATTTCCTGTCAATATGACAAATTCAACAGGATCATCACCAGCGGCGTTTATGTCATACGGGCATGTAACTAAATCCCCGTTAGCCATTATTCCTCTGGTGGCACTATTTAACCCTCTGTCTGAAAATGCCCAATCGACCAAAGGGAAATTTGTAAACGAGTGCTCATCCCATACCCAGTCATACCAGTAATCAGTCGCTGCATCGTAAACAAAAGTGTCTTTTATTCTGTTAAACGATAGGCAATAAAACACACGTCCGGCAACACTGACAAGCCCGGCAATAAAGGAATTTTCAGATGGTCTTGAAAGATACATATCGAGACTTGATTTAGAAATCTTCTTTATTTCATGCCCTATTAACCTGTATACGCCTTTGCCCCCTTGATTCGGTGCCCCTACGAAAAACAGTCCAGCCTCATCAGGGTAGTAAACATCACCTCTATAACCACCGATGTTATGAAAAACGTCTTGCCTAGACGATAAAGGTGAGTTTGTCGGATTCCCGGCATGGTAGAAATACTCTATTGTGTTATCACCAATAGCAACAATCTCATTGTCAATCTTGCCAATATATACGCCTTTATCGGGCGACATTTCAGCGTTGATATTATCTCCACCGTTCCATGCAGAAGGGTCTTCTAGTGATGAGTTCCATATAGTTCCGTCTGTATCCATGACATACAGCCGACCCTTTAAGCCAACAGCGCCTCTTGCCAGTTGTAATACAGGAATCTGTTTAGGAGGGAAATCAACATCAACTATCTCAACAAGGACAGTATGTGCAGCCGAATCTATGTAATAGCCTTTATTATCTTGACGGTCGATAATGCAAAGATAGTTACCAACTTCTGCAAAGTAAACGCGACCAGATTGGAGCGGCGTAAGCGATGCGCCAGTGACTACCGAACCACCATACCCGTTACCATAATATACTTCACTTCCGTTGACCTGGTAGAATAAGTCAAGCTTCGCCCAGTAATAAATTCCACGCCCTAATGTTTCAGCGCCTGAATCACTTGCATCATCATATAGCTCGAATATTGGTCTGTGCGTTGTGTAGATACGGTCATCTGTATTAACCATTCCATTATGAATGCCTTCAGATACCTCGTAATCTTGAGAACCCGTTATTGCTTGCCGACTAAATTCAAGATTTGGCTGTAGTGGTAGTTTCAAAAGTTTTGCACCTTAGCAGGTTCTTCGTTATCGTCGATTGCTAACGATTGCTTAATTATTAATTCTGCTAGTTTTAATTGGTTATAATCTACAGGAGAGCCAAAAGCCTTGGATACCGGCCCCTGATTCGCTAACATGGCTGTTACCGGCAATTCAAACTGTTGCGGGATGTCGTCGTCTGGACCCCAGTCTACAGAGTGATTGGCTCGCAGAATAAGATAGAGCGAATCATAAGCATCCTGGATAAATGTCGAATCATCAGCATTTATCGTCTGCCCAGCTTGTAATACTCCGAGAGATTGAGCGACTTTTGTTGCAAGTTCTGCTTTAGTTGCCATTAGCCTCTCTCATGTATTCATCAATCTCTTTGCGAAGGCGAGTGTCTGACCATCGGCCATCAACCTTAAGACCAGCCGCAATAGCCTGAGATTTCAATGTTTCACGGGAAACCTCCCCAGCCTTTGGCTCAGTAATAATGTCCGCAGATTCAAGCGTATCGTATAAGCCGAACTTGCGTATCAGGGTAGGTTCCTTGACATCAACAGCCTTCCCATCAATGCCGAACGTATACCCATAGGCACTTATGATTTCATTTGATATGTTTTTAAATAACATCTTACTCTCTAAAGGAAAGCCCCCTTTCGGGGGCATCCTGTTTAGGCGGTTGTGTTGTAGAGATAAAGAACAACAACAGTAGCGTTCATAATAACGCCAGTAGCCGCAGCAGCGACTGTCTGAAGTTGAATCTTCGTGTCTACAGTGAAGGTCTTCGGACCTGTTGCCAGTAACGTACCACCGAAGAAAAGAGCATTACCCGGTTCAGTAGTCATACCTTCACCGGCATCACCAGTCCAGACACCTAGATTCCCTAAACCATCAGAATCAGCAGCATCAACGCCGTTTGCAGCCCACCCAATGTCGATATCGAGTGACTCAGTACCCGTATCACCATCACCAGCAAGAACATACCCACCGATAATAGTCGCTCCACCGGGAACCCAGCACACTTCAAAGATATCACCAGCTTCTGTGGCAGCGTCTACAGCGACGGTGCCCCAGCCAGCTTGTACACTCATCGCCGGACCAGTACCACCTTTTGGTACGGTGGTCTTAGCCCTAGAGCCAGTTAAAGTTGCAGCAGCCATAATAAACCTCCTTTAAGGCGTGTCTTTGACGGCACTGAAGAATCCAGTAACCATGCCATGTTGAATGTGCTGACTGGACGTGCCAGATGGATTGTCGTCGAAGAATGCCTTGTCAATATCATGCTTCAACTCAACTGCGGTTCCCGGCTGGAATTCATAGTCAGTCAAACGGTCCACAATAATACGTGGACGTTGACCCAGACCATAACCTACCGCTTGAGCACCGCAGAAGAACACCGGGGATACGCGCTGAGATGTTGCACCAGCGGTTGCCAGCGAACTCCAGTCGGAACCAAACGAGTTATCAATGAACTCCGAAATTTCAGGAATCTCACGAATAACAACACCATCCCACTCAAGATCGCCATCCCTCCAAAGAGGGTTAGAACGATTTCGAGGCATAGCGTTAGAATGGAACGTGCCAAGATTCTGTTTCAGGAACTTGAAGTTGAAGGAATCACAGAAGGCAATAAAGACCTCCTCTTCTTCCTGCATTTTCATCGGGCGAATACGCGGGCGGGCGTTCTTAGCCATGCGCTTCATCAGTGAAACTGACTCCGCTATAAACAGGTCATTGGTGACATCGACCTTTACAATATCGGCAGAATAATCGCCAGTGTTGTTAGCAGCGGCATTACCGTACAAAACTCGATCATCATTGTTCGATGACCACGCATCAAGTACAGCCTGAGAAGCATCACCGAAGTCAGTATATGTAGTACCGTTATGCACGGCACCCATAGCTTCGATAACATCATCGCGGATTTTCTCCATCGACCAATCAAGCAGTGCAGAACGTGCAGCACGCATCAGGTCAATATTAGGCTTTTCAAGTTCCTCCTTGTCAGCCTCAACCGCATTACGATGGTAGGTGGGGGTAAGGGTCATTCCATAGTTTGGAAGGGCCTCACCGTTACCGCGAAGGGTCGCGGAACCCGATACACCAGTGCCGGAAAGACGATTAACAAGCGGAACTTCAATCAGCTT